GCGTGTTTTGTAGATGCGCCAACCTTTTTGCCCCGCCGCAGGCGTGCGCCTAACCAACGCTATTCACCCACTCCCGCGCACGGTATCAAAACAGGCGGGATGTGGGTGGGATGCGGATGTTAGGGATGATTAAAACCAATAACAGAAAGGAACGAGATGGCAAAGAAAGTCGCAATCGTAGTACATCGCTGTGATAAATGTCCATTCTTTACGGATTCATTGGACACGGACACATATCCTTACGCTCACTGCAATGACCGCAAGAAAATCCTTGTTAGAGATTTCAACGGCAATTTTGAGATCCCAGACACTTGTGAACTTGAAAATAACGAACAATAGCCTCGCAGATGCCCCTAACCCCGCCATATTCACCCACTGCGTAGCATGTGGGTGGAATGGGGACGTTAGGTGAATTGAGTTAAAACATTAACGCAGGGGTGTGTATATGGTTTTTGTATTGAAGATTAAAGGTGTATCTGGTTCATATATAAATGACAAAGCATATCTTCATTCTTTTGATGATGAAGATGATGCCGATAATTTCATTAAAGAAAACAATTATGATGATGTTGATAATTCTTTTGTATTTGCAAATAAAATAATAGCGATACACCACTTTTCCTCTAGATGAATGGTGATTAAGTGATACAAAAAACAAGAATAACAGGAACTGACTATTTCTTGATAACGAATATAGTAGATAAAAATATATCTATATTCTTCAAGAATGGGAAGCATACAGGGACTACAAAATTGATAGCACCAAAACAATCTACTGAAGTGTACAAAGGAGTTCGGTATGAAATCAAGTATCAAGATTTTTGATAACCTAATGCACGCACCTTGCGCAATTTGTGGTGCAACAATTGGAGATGACACTAAAAGTTTTTTCTTTGGGCATGCCTTGATGTCTTCTTGCTCTGATAAATGCTTTGATATTTTTTGCGAAAGAGCTAATCCCGCGCCGGAGGCGTCCACCTAACCTCCCCTATTCACCTGCTCGCGCTCACGGCATAACAACAGGCGCGATGCGGGTGGAATGGGGTTGTTAGGCAACCTAAAACTTGAAAGGAATATGATGCTTGATTTGCGAAACATGGATTGCATGGATCTGATGCGTCAGTATCCTGATAAGCATTTTGATTTGGCTATTGTTGATCCGCCGTATGGGATTGGTGCAAGCGAAATGAAAATGGGGAAAGGGAAAAACCAACTTTGGGATAAATCAAAAAGTTGGGATTCTTTTGTACCTAAATCTGATTATTTCTTTGAATTGAGTCGCGTTTCAAAATATCAAATCGTTTGGGGTGGAAATTATTTCCATTTACCTTCTGTTGGCGGTTGGATTTTTTGGGATAAACAGCGCGATAAAAATCTTTCTTTTTCTGATGGTGAGCTTGCTTGGACTAATTTTCTTAATGTTATAAAAAAGGCACCAATTCGATATGATGGTTTTATTGGTGCTGATAACGAAAGAATACACCCAACGCAAAAGCCTGTTGCCTTATATCGTTGGCTTCTTTCCAACTATGCGAAGCCAGGCGACCTTATACTTGACACTCACCTTGGATCTGGTAGCATTGCCATTGCTTGCCATGACCTTGGGTTTGACCTCGTTGCTTCGGAATTGGACGCTGACTATTTTGCCGCGATGCAGGAGCGCCTTGCAAGGCATACCGCGCAAGGGAATTTGTTCAAACCGCAAATTGAGGGTGAAGACGATGTTAGGCAAAATGATTTGTTCTTGCATCCTGCGGCGAAGCCGTCTGCCTAACAAGGGTATTCACCTCAATTGTGGTTTTTGCGCTAATGGTAGTGCGCGCAAACCACAAGCAACGGAGAGCAAATGAACAAGAGCAAACGGTACCTCTGGAAGCTGGAACGCCCACGCGACCGCTACCAATGCCCAGAGGTGCGATGCTACCCAAGCGGGAAGCCGGTCACGCTCATGGCCACGGAGCAAGAGGCGAGGGAGTGGGCGAGGCAATTCGAGGGCTGGACACTTGCCAACGGGTGAGTGAGAGAGTATACTGATGATGGGCACTGGAAACAGTGGGAGAGAGATCTAGGGGACTCTCCAGCAGACTCGGCAGACTCATGGTAGACTCGGGATCGATACCGCCACAGGCGGCGACGGGGCGCAGAGAACCAACGAGACGAGGACGCACTACTCTACCACTCCAATAGATTATTCTTTTTGGGGGGTAGGGGGGCGCATCCTGACAGATCTATGGCAGATCTGAAATCACATTGACAAAGCGAGAGTCCAAAACAAAACGGATTCGCTTTTTACACAATCACAGGCGCAATAATCGCGGAAATCACCATAATTTCGGCGATATTCGCGATAGTTTTGTAAATTTGAGATACCAATCCAAAGGAAAACGGATGAACTGCACCACCTGCAAACACGCACACGACAACGCACAACAGCTACAGTGCCGACGATACCCGCCACAGCCAACATTCCCAGCCGTAGACGCCGCGACATGGTGCGGTGAGTACATCGGCAAGCCCGTCGAGCTGGTGCCAGCGTCACAGGCAAAGGCGCGCAAATGACCGTCATCGCAATTTCAGCACTGGCCGCGCTGTCAATCGTGAGCGCGCTACTGGTCAATGATGTCCTTTGCTCGCTAGAGATCCACGAGAGGCGGAGGAAATGATAGTGTTCCTGCTAATCGTTATCATCCTGATTTTGATGGGTGCGTGATGGATCTCGCACTGGACTTGCCAGACATCGGTTTCGACCTTCCCGACTTTGGCGCAGACGCATTCGACATGGATTTGAATTTCGAAGCGCCCGAACTCGAAACACGATACATCAAACCGCGATACCACCAGCCAGTGCAACAACGCATGGTCAAGGCGGAATACGCAAGTGACCTCGTTAAGCAGATTAAGCCAGAGCGAGGAATGCGCGTTCACTCCGTAATTTCGGACAACTTCATTTTCTCGCACTTCATACGCTCATTTTTGATGGACAACAACATCAAAGCAAAGCGCATGGTGATTTCCACGCTCTCAATGTCCCAAGAGTGCATCGAAGCACTAAAAGATGTGTGCGACCTGGGATACTGCGACAAGCTCGACCTCATTGTGAGCGCATATTTCTACGCGCATGAGCGCCAAGCATTGATCCCGTACATCTACGAGGCATTAGACCACGAAGACGCAAAGTGCGATTTTCAGCTTGCAGTAGCAGGGACGCACTGCAAAACGGTGCTCATCGAGACAGTAGGAGGTGCGAAGATCGTCATCCACGGAAGCGCAAACCTACGATCAAGCCGAAGCCTCGAGCAATTCAGCATAGAGGAAAACCCCGATTTGCACGATTTCCACCTAGAGTATTCGGAAGCTATATTGCAGGAGTACTCGACGATCAAAAAAGAAGTGCGCGCAAACAAACTTTGGAGGAAAATCAATGGCTAGTGGATCAGACGGAAACGGGCGCGAAGGCGAAAACGCACCACGCAACCTAGACAGCGTACTCAAGGCAAACGCCGCAAAATCAAGAGCATCCAAGGCGCAATACACGCCGAAAGATGACTTGCCATTTTGAGTAAATGACAATCCAAGGTCAATAAATGCCATTCGTAAAAGGAAAGTCTGGAAACCCAAAAGGCGGCCCGAAAAAAGAAAACTCTATTCGGGCTTGCTTGCGTGCATCGATGGCAGATACGATCACAATCCCCGGCAAAAATGGTGAGCCAGATGCAATAATCACCAAGGGCCAATTCCTCTCGCAAAAACTGTTTCAGATCGCCGCACAAGGCGACCTCAACGCGATCAAGCTGTGCATCGACAACGTAGACGGGCAGGCGAAACAGCAGGTGGAAATGTCCGGGCCAGACGGTGGGCCGATGGAAAACCAGATCACGGTTAAATTCGTCGAATGACAGAACTCCCGAAATGGTCGCGTACATGGTTTGAGCCAAAGCGATTCAAGGTCGCTTACGGCGGACGAGGTGGCGCGAAGTCGCACACCATCGCATCCATCTTGCTCATCATGGGCGTACAGCGGCCAATTCGGATTTTGTGCACCCGCGAAGTTCAGAAGAGCATCAAAGATTCGGTGCATCGCCTATTGAATGACAAGATCAATTCAATGGGCCTCAATGCGTTCTATCAGGTTCTCGAGACGGAGATTCGCGGCAAAAACGGCACAATCATTCTCTTTTCGGGCCTTCGCTCCGAGGTGATGGCCGGGCTGAAAAGTACCGAGGGCGTAGACATCGCTTGGGTTGAGGAAGCGCAAAGCGTTTCGCAACACTCGATGGACGTATTGATCCCAACGATCCGCAAGCCGGGTTCGGAGCTTTGGTGGAGTTTCAATCCAGAACTTGAAACCGATCCGGTTTATGACCGTTTCGTCGCGAACACGGACGAAAACGTCCTGCTCACTCGCGTCAACATCAAAGAAAACCCTTGGGCGCCCAAAGAACTGCTCGAAGAGATGGAGCGATCCTACCTCAAAGACCCAGCGCGTGCGGCATGGATCTGGGGTGGGCATTGCCGTCCAACAGCAGAGGGCGCGATCTACGAGGCGGAGATGGGCGCGATGGTCGATAGTGGGCGGATATGTTCGATTGGATACGAGCAGAGCGCCGACACAATCGTTTCGTTTGACCTTGGAATCGGTGACCACACCTCACTCATTGTGGGGCAGTGGATCGGCCAAGAGCGCCGAGTCCTGCATGCTTACGAGTCGTTTGGCGTGCCTTTATCGCACTACATCGACCACCTCAAGGGGTTACCGTACAGGATCGACCACATTGTGTTACCACACGATGCGGCAAACCGAAGCCTGCAAACCGGACGTTCACCGGAAGAAATCATTGAGGGCGCATTCCGTGGAGTGCGCGTTGAGATCTTACCGCGAACGCAGTCAATCGAGTACGACATAAGCTTTGTAAAAGAGCACTTCCCGAAAGTGTGGATCGACAAGGGCGCGGTAACGCTGGTGGAGTCATTACGCAAGTATCGCCGCAAGTTTGACGACCGCACAGGTCTATTCGGCGATCCATTGCACGATACCTACTCGGATATGTGCGATAGTTTTAGATATTGGATGCAAGCAGAAATACGGCGCAAAATGGCGCACAAGTCGTTCAACAATATGATGGTTGGAGTATAACGCATGGAAGACTATTCGGAAGGCGTCACGCCGATGGACCGCGACGAGGACCACAAATCCCACGTCGAGGAAGCGCCACAGGTCAAGCGGGTCAAGGAACTGCCCGAACTCAAGAAGATGCGCGACCGGGCCAACGATCACTGGACGCCAATCATGGAGGATAGCCGGGAGAACACCGAGTTCGCGTTCGGTGAGCAGTGGAGCGGAAGCGACATTCAGACCCGCAAAGCCGCAGGCCGCCCAAGCTTCGTCTACAACCTAATTCCCGCATTTACCCGCACGGTAACCAATACGGCACGCCAAGCGCCGCCAAGCGTCAATATCCACCCGGTAGGCGATGGAGCAACCAAGGAAGCGGCCAAGGCGTTGTCTGGCCTTATCGCAGGCATCGAGTACGAGAGCAACGCCGCAAGCGCGTACACCTATGCGCTCGAGTGCGCAGTAAAGGGCGGGATCGGCTCTTGGCGCGTCAATATGTTTGAGCGGGACGACCAGAGCATTGGCCTACGCATCGACTCGATCGCCGACCCAACGACCGTACTTTGGGATCCAGCCGCACGCCGCCCAGATTTCAGCGACGCCCGTTTCGTGGTCTACGAGAAGATGCTCAACGTGGACGCCGCATGTGAGATGTGGGAGAAGTACGCCGAAGAACTCAAGACCGCGAAGGACGAGAACGACGAGGTTCTTGTTTCGGAGCTATGGGCGCGGGAAGAAGGCGGAAAGATCATTCAATATGTCTTCACCGACGATTGTCTGCTTGATGTAAACGACGAGTACCCCGGCTCGATCCTCCCATTCGTCACCGTCACCGGCGAGCGTGGATTCCGCGAAGGGCGCTTGCACTTCCACGGCCTTGTGCGCGACATTGCGAGCGTGCAACGGGAGTACAACTACCTCAAGTCGGAAGCAATCGCAAGCATCGCCAACCACCCTAAAGCGATGGCCATTGCCGAGGAAAATAGCGTCGAGAACCACATGGACGACTGGGCGACCGCGAACCGGGTCGCTAAAGTCATGCTGTTCAAGAAGAAGGGCACCGAACTTACGTTGATCCCGCCCGCAGAACCACCAGTCGGATACATGCAGTTGGCAGACGCGAACGTGCAGGTCATGAAGATGATTACCGGCATCTACGCGCCAAGCACCGGCGAACACGTCGACGCTTCGAGCGGCAAGGCACTCAAGTACGAGCAGGCTCAAGGCGCTGTGAGCACGTTCCATTTCCTCGACTCCCTACGGTACGGAATCAAACGGTGCGGCGAGATCCTTATCGACATCATGCCAAAGACGTGGATCGACGATGCGGTGCGCGTTGCCATCCATCCAGACGGGAAAACCGAATCGGTGAGCGTTGGGCCAACCCAGCTTCCCGAAGTGGCAAACCTCGATCTGTCTTACGGCAAGTACGGTGTGACCGTGTCCAGCGGCCCAGCCTACGCAAGCCAGCGCGAAGAGTTGCAAAGCCGTATGATGGACTTTATGAAGATGAACCCGGCAAGCGCGGCCATCATCGGCCCTTGGCTCTTGCAGTCGATCGACCTTCCCGGTTCCGAATCCGTCGCAGATGCGTTGATCTCCATGTTGCCGCCAAACGTCCAGCAGATCCTCTCGGCACAAGAGGATCCGATGAACACGGTGCGCATGCAGTCGCAACAGATCCAGCAGATGCAAGCGCAACTACAGCAGATGCAACAGGCGCTCCAAGAGGGCAACGCCGAAAAGGTCAAGGCGCAGACCCAGATGCAAATGAAGCAAATGGAACTCGAGGCGCAACGGCAAATGACAGAAATGAAAATTGCGCACGAGAAGGACTCCCAGCAAGTAGATTTGACAGCCAAGACGATGATGCGCGACGCAGACAGCCACGACCAGCACACGCGAGACGAGGCAAAAGCACGCTCACAGCGGACCCACGAAGCGGAGTTGTTGGGCCTCAATCACGCCCGAGACGATGCGCGCGAACGGGCGCAAGCCCAAGCCGCGAACCAAGCAAATATCCAATCCCTTTTGCAAGGACTCGAATAAATGGTAGACGAAACGGAAGACCAGATTGACGTTGAGGAGTCGCAAGCCGACTACAACGCCCAGCGCATCGCAGAACAGCGAGGCGAAGCCACACCCACGCCAAAGGGAGAGGAAGACGATGACGAAGAAGTTGCACCGGTGGACGATAAGCCCGCCGAGCCGAAACCTTGGCAGAAGAAAAACACGCCTCCCGAATCCATCCCCTACGGACGATTCGCGGAAGTCAATTCCGAGCGTCGAGTGTTGGCCCAGCGTGCCGCAGAGTTGGAGGCACGTCTAGCGGAGTACGAGAGCGCCAAGAAGCAAGCGGAAGCCGTTACCGACCCGACCGAGCTAGACCTGTCGGCCTACGTCACCGCAACCGGTGAGCCAGACGTTGATCGGTACCTCAAGGACTTGACCAAGGCCACCAAGGAGCAGGCGATCCGTGAAGCTCGCGATATGTTCCGCGCCGAAGAAGCCGAGCGCACCGCACAGGCGCAACGACAGCGCACAATTGAGAGCTACACCCAGCGCATCACCGAGCACGCCAAGATCGACCCGGAGATCAGCGCGAAGGAGGAATACGTTGTTGCTGTGTTGCAACAGAATCAACAGTACGTCCACCCCTCAGTAATCGAGTCCATCGCCGAAGATGAGAACGGCCCCGCAATCATCGCCGCGCTTGCGGAAGACGAAGACCTCTTGCGCTCCCTCATGCAAGGTCCAGCCCGCGCGATGAAGACTATCGCCAAGCTTTCCGCAATGGCGGAGATCAACGGCAAGCCCAAGCAGTCCGCGCCGGTGATTCCACCCAAGCCAGCGTTCACCCCCGCGCCCAAACCATCGGTCCGCATCCCCGCGACCGTGGACAATGCACGAGGCGGGCGCAAGGCTCCGGAGGACATGAACCCCAAGGAATACGCCGCATACCGCGCAAAAGGCGGGTCGGCATGGTGATTTAAGGCGATTCGCACCGAAGGCCACCCGAAAAGGTGGCTTTTTTGTTGCCTATTTTGAGAAAATTGAGTATTATACTTGACAATCGCGCTTCGCATCGCGTAATACTGCGACTCACTGGACGTGCAAAGAGGCCGCACGACTCCCAGGTACAAGCCTCGATCAATTCGACCAAGTACCAAACACGGAGCGTGCAACAATGGCCAATAACCTTTCTAGGGTTCAGAATAAAGTTTCCAAAGAGATCTTCTTCCAGTTCTCGCAGACTGGCAAGATCTCCCAGAACATCGAGTTCCGCAACGATATGATTTCCGCACAGGAAAACACCGGCGCGACCGTTGTTCTTCGCCGTCCTACGATGGTGGATGTGACCCAAACCGCTTTCAACGCTGGCTTGTACGATGCTTCGAGCACCGTCACCCCCGCGCCAATCCCTTCGGCGCCTACCTACACTGCGATTCAAGACGCAACCATCCAGCTGACCGTCTCGCAGAAGTTCACCGTCAACCTAAACCGTTCGCTTGACGAATTGGCCGTGAACATGAGTTCCGAGCAGGCCAACGAGCGCGTAATCAAACCCGCCGTTCGCCGCTTGCGTCGATTGGTTGACCAGTACATCGGTTCCCTTGCGTTGCTTGGCTCTGGTCAAGTGGTAGGCACTCCCGGTTCCTACTCGGCGACTCCATTGACCCAGTACGCCATTGCCGCAGGCGTCTTGAATAACCGTGGACTGGCCCCCGAAGATCCTCGCGTTGCACTGACCCCCGAGGCCGTTGGCGTGACCTTGCAGACCAGCCAGCAGGCATTGTTCAATCCCGGTCGGAGCATTGATAAGCTCTACACGCAGGGTTTGATGGGTGAATACTCTGGTCTTGATTTCTTCCGTACCCCATTGCTCCCAACTGACCCCGCTTTGGCCGCGCAGTCTGGTGTTACCACCACTGCCGCACAAGCCGGCGGTACCGTGTGGACGCCCACGTTCACCGTGGCAATCACCGGACTGACCGCTGGATTGAACGGGTCTTCGACTGGCCTCGTCGGTCGCCTTGTGTCGTTCTCGAACGCAGGTACACCTGTACGTTTCGTGAACCCAGACCTCAAGATCGATACTGGCATCACCGCCACGTTCGTTGTGGTGTCCCACACCACCGTTTCCGGTACCGCTTGCACGCTCACCTTGTCCGAGTGCTTGGTTTCCTCTGGCCCTTACCAGAACGTGACCGCTGGCATTAGCTCGGGTGCGACAGTGACGTTCCTCAACTCCACCGCTTCCAGCACCCCCGGCCTTGTGTTCGCAAAGAATGCAATCGTGGGCATCTCGCCAAAGTTCAACCTCCCTACCGGTTTGGACTACAGCGCGCAGGAAGAAGTGAACGGCATCAACATCGCGATCATCGAGAGCCACGACCCGTATACCTTCACCAAGATTCACGCGATTCAGTGCATGATTGGTGCGGCGGTAGTAATCCCGGAAGGATTGGTCCGAGTTTACTAGCCGTCAAGGGGCGCGGGGTTTCTTCCTTTACCCGCGCCTCTTCCTTTTCTCGCTTGTGGGGGTATGATGCTTTCAGTTTACGGGATGATCCAAGACGCATTGATCCTCACAGGCGCGCTAGGCGTTTCGGATGGCGACGACTTGCAAGAGAATATCGGCTCTTTGGCCCTTCGCACCCTAAACGGGATGCTTGCCAATTGGTCTACCAAAGACCTGGTAAACTACTCGCAGGCCGTCGTCACTCTGAACCCGCCCGCGCAAGGGACGACCTATCTCACCTTCGGTACGGACGGGATCATCACCCCAGATTCCGCGATCCGGTTTATTCAGATTCGCGAGATCCATATCAAACAGGGTACTTCTGTTTGGACAGTACCATCCGGCACTTACGAGGAGTACGACCGATGCTTTGCGAAATTGACGCAAGGTATCCCGCAGATCTTCGCTTACGATTACCAATTCCCGGTCGGCAAACTCTACATGTGGCCGGTGCCTCTCGCTGGTTCAACCGTTGACGTAATCGGCATCAAGTCCCTTGCCTACGCGACCAGCGTGCAGGGCACTCTTGACCTTCCCGATTGGTGGCGCGATGCGATCGTGTACAACCTTGCCGTGCGGCTCGGTCCATTCGTGGGCAACCCTCCCGACGAGCAGATCATGCAGACGGCAGGCCACGCATTGAGCGGGATCAAATCGATGAACAACCGAATGCGCACGCCCAAGCTTGTGAGCGACTTCGGTTCACCGTCGGCGGGTAGCTGGCAGACATGGCCGGGGCGCGTAGTATGATGCCCGCACAGCAGATGGACCCTAGCGTTACCATGATGAGCAGGTACGCTGGTGTGCCTCTTGGTGCCAAGCCGTATTCGACGGCTTACCGCTCCCTTGGGTTGGAAATTTGCGAGAACTTTTACGTCGAAAATGCGACCACGGAGACCAGCAAATACCCGTATTTTTTCGTCAAGGTTCCCGGTCTCAAGATCCACACCCCACGGTATGCGATCACACCTTGCCGTGGATTGTACACCACAGGGACGCAACGCACATTTAGCGTATCCTCTGATCGCCTCTATGAGCTATTCGCCAACGGCACCCGGTTGCTGATTGGCGGACTCGCAACGACCGAAGGCGTCGTGTCGTTTTGCGACAACGGAAACCAGATGCTTTTGGTGGACGGTCAGACAGGCTACATCGTAGACCTCTCGACCAATGTTTGCACCCAGCTCGACGGGACTACCACCACGGGCAGTTCAATGTTCCCGATCAATCCCGGGCCCACGCACTGCGCGTGCATCGACACCTATTTCATCGTCAACGTGCCCAACACATCCGAGTACCTTTGGAGTAATCCGGGCTACGTTCTAGATCCAAACTCTAGCTTTCCGCTAGACTATTGGAACGCGCTACAGTCGAACAAGAAAATCGGCTATTCCGACAACATTGTATCATTGCTTTCCGCCAATAACATGATTTGGCTCTTTGGCCCCGAATCCGTCGAAGTCCATTACGACACCGGGCTTACACCGGGAACATGGGCGCGGTACCAAGGCGCAATCATTGAGGTTGGTACCACAGCACCAAACAGCCCAGCGCGGTACGGCAACAACGTGTTTTGGCTGGGAACGGACGTGAAGACAGGTACCGTGGGCGTGTTCTCCAACAACGGAATGGCCCCGGTACGCATCTCGACACGTGGCATTGAACAACTAATCGAGCGTGGCACGGATATTTCAGACGCGATCGGCTTCTGCTACGCGCAAAGCGGGCATGCTTTCTATGTACTTTCCTTCGAGTCGGCAAACCTCACCATTGTCTACGACATTGTCGCCCAAGCATGGCATCGCCGTACCTATTGGCGCACCATTGACGCGACTTTGCACCGGTGGAGAGGCATCTTCCATGCCTATAATTGGGGCAAAGACCTCATTGGCGACACCATCACCGATGCGGTTTACTCTCTCGACGTGACCAAGGGCGACAACGACGACCCCGAAGTCGGTACCACGCCGATCTTGTGTCAAAAGACCACTCCAGTAATCTTCTCTGGTGGCGTCAACCAGCGAATCAACGAATTGCAGGTGGTTTGCTCGCAGGGTGTCGGTTTGAACGTGGACGACGCGAACGGAGTTGGCAAGAATCCCGTGCTTCTGCTCGCAATGTCCCGCGATTTCGGCGCAACATGGGGTAATGAGCGTTCTGTTTCCGTAGGCGAAATGGGCGATTACATGCACCGTTCACGCTCACTTGCGTGGGGGATGGGGCGTAACTTGATCCTTCGCATTCGGTACACCGAACCCACGCCGATGTTGCTTATGGGAGTGATCGCCAACTCGGTGCCGTTGTCACGATGAGCGGGATGTACCCAGCCCCATTGAGTACTCCAGCGGTCGAAGACAACCGCACGCTTTCGCTTCCGTGGCGTCGGTACTTCATGGACTTGACTACCCTACTCGGTACGGTGTCCGGTGGCGCGGTTGGTCCTCCCGGTCCACAAGGCCCAGCCGGGCCAACTGGTCCAGTTGGTCCAACAGGCCCGCAAGGTCCGATCGGGTTGACAGGTCCGCAAGGTCCACCTGGACAGGATGCACCACTACCACCAACCGACCCGGTAATCACGCGCACAGGCGACCTCGTGACCCGCATTGACTACGCAGGCGGATGGTACAAGGTATTCACATACACAGGTACCCGACTGGATCGCATTGATTACGTCCATGACGGAGCAACGACCCGCAAGGATCTGCACTACACAGGCGGATTGCTCACTAGCATCACGCAGACGGAGTTCTAATGGCCGCGCTCACAGCATACGCAGTCGGTACCATCACCAGCGCAACAGGCACGACCATTGTCGTTTCTGGCGGTGCCGTGGCCGGGTGGGTAGGTCGGTGCATTCGTTTGACCACGGGCGCAGGCGTTGGGCAGACAAGGCGCATCACTGCCTACGTTTCCGCCACGCAGGTGACAATCGAATTCCCTTTCGCAAACACCTACACCCGCGCAACAATGGCCGCATTGCCCGACGTTGACCCCGCGCCCGGCGACGGGTTCTCGATCTCTTCCGGTGCCGCAGACATTGCGGACGGGACAAGTATCATCCTCGACCCTCTCACAAACTCGATTCGCTTTGTCGGCGCGACCACGTTTAACACCGGGGCGTTCGTCTACCTCCGCAACGCCAGAATCGACTTAGTAAGTACCAATCTGACCACGACAGCGGCAACTGCGTCGGACAGGTGCGCGCTACGGCTTGGTGATGTTGACCAATACGGCAACGTGTACAACGGGTGTATGCTCTTGGATACGGCAACAGCGGCCAGCGGATTCAACCCAACGGCCAACGTATCGATGGATTTCGAGTTTTACGGTTCAATTGCATGGCTCACCGGTGCGGCTCCATTTTGGCGGTTCCACACGGACAACAATATCCGTTTCCGCATGATTGGCGCACGTTGTGACGGCTCAATCGGTGGCCGCATGCAGGGGTCGCGGTCAATCATTGACGATTGGGAAGTGTACGGCAACCAGTCGGCGAGCGGACCATTCAACGCAAAAGCCGCATTCGGCGCAATCGCAAACGTGCGCGTCACCAACTGCTTGCAGGCGGTGTACCACTATTGGCCCGACTCAATGACGTTGGAACTTGAAGGCATTTCACTAGGTCCGAACGTGACTCGAGGCGTTCGGTTTGCGAACATCTCGACCGCAGGGCAGATGCTCACGCTCAAGAATATCGTCATTTCCGAGTGGTCTTCGCTTGCGATCCTGTACAACAATGGCAACGGCACTTACGCAAATACCTTCCGAATCTCGCAGTATGTGAACGCAAGCTACCGCACAGCGGCGGGCGCGTTGATTACCGATTCTACCAGGTTTGTTTTGCGCGATGTGGTGCCAGCCACTATCTACGATTCGACCGTGACCACAGGGCTTTTGCCTAGACAACAGGTGCGATACCGCGACATGACGGTGCAGGCCACAGGGAATTATTCGTGGGCCACGGCAGGCGGGACAACCTACGCGCCATATGCTGTTTCCGCGACTTCGTACCTCTATCAGCCAGCGACGGCCCCCCTTGCGCTTGCCACCAGTCAAGACGTTTCTTTGCTTGGGCTACCCGATAGCTACGTCACCCAGACCAACAAGGCCACGGTCGACGCCTACGCAACAATCGACAACCTCGATCAGTTGTACGACCGGTGCAAGTCCTGGACAGTTGACAACTTGGCAGCGGCCAATCCCTCTTTCGGTACGCAGGTTGCCACGGGTAACGGTACAGAGATCAATCTTGGCGCGTTCAATCTGACCATTGACGCAACGGCCGCAAGCGCGTTCGCTGTGGTGGGTTCCACTGTCACGATCAAAGCGGCTTCGCTGGCCAATGGAACCAAGTTTTCGAGCATTTCCACGACCGGCACAATCACTCTTGCCAACGGTGCCGCAATCGCGGTTTCCAAGTACACGGACTCCACGGGCGTAAACGTGGGCGTTGCGGTGTCCGGGTTGGTTGCCGGTTCGCGGATTCAGATTTACAACGTCACAAACTCGCTAGAAACCGATAACCAGATTGTCGCAGGTACGTCTTTCTTTCGGTACGGGGTGTACACCGCAGACAAAACGTATCGTTTGCGCGTGACGTACCAAAACGGCGTCACCTGTTATGACGAGTACGAGTCTTCTGGAACTTTCGGCAGTTCTGGTATTGCGTTTTCTGTGGCGCAAGCCGCCTGTACCGTTTACAACGCGAACGCGACTGACGGCTCTACGGTTACGGAATTTACAGCGGACTACCCCAACGTGCAGGTAGATGTATCCGACCCTGACGGGGTAACGAGCGTACAGCGCCTCTATGCGTGGTATCACTATGAAATCACGACAGCGGACGGAATTCGCAACTTCTTTAAGGGCATGACGGCCACCGACACGGCGAACTATCAAATAAATGTTGGCGTTGTAGATTTGCGGTTAGATAACGTACTTACAGCACCCGTCAAGGTGTTTGGAGGTTATCTTTTCAGGGACGACGGGACAACGGTAATCGCCCCAACCTCTGGATCTATCCAGATGGACCCAAGCAAAGCCTACATCGCAAACAGCGGGACAATCACCGCAAGTCTGGCCAGAATCGAACCAAATACCGGGCTAATCCCGGCTCTACTGTAAGGCGGCGAACCAATGGGCATAATGAGTCTTCTACCAGTCGTTGGCGATATTGCGGGGGGCATTTCGTCCTATTATGGCGGGCAGTCCGCAAAGAACGCAATTCGCGAAGGCCGCAACGCCGCGAACGCGCAAGACCAAAAGGGCATCGACCAGTACGGGACCACGATGGCGGACGCGCAGACACGCGCCAATCCGTATATGTCGGCGGGTTCCGGTGCAGTGCAGTCTCAACAAGACCTCTTGCAAAACGGACTACCCAAGCAATCGGGCGCGTTCAATTTCGACGCATTCTCTGACCCGTCTACCCGCTACTCAATCAGCGAAAGCAACCGCGCACTACAGGCCGCAGGATTGGCAGGCGGTAACGCTGGTGGAGCACTCGCCAAGGCGTTGCAGGGCAATGCCAACAGTCTAGCGCAGGGCGCGTACCAAAACGCCTACGGTCGGTACCTACAGCAGAATCAGCAGGACTTCGGCCAACAGCAAACCAACTTCCAAAACCAATTGGGCGGCTGGCAGAACATGGCCGGCATGGGCGCCAACATGGTGCAGGGGCTCAACGCCAACCAGATGCAGGGCGCTGGCGGAATAGCGAATCTGTACAACAGCATGGGCAATCGATTCATGGACGCAGGCAAGGAGATCGCGGGAATCAATGCTGGCCAAGGGTCGCAGATCGGTTCATCCGTACAGAGCGGCCTCAACGACTTTGGTGCAAGCGCACAAAGCGGTGGTTTGGGTAGCTTCTTGCAGGGGTTGTTCTAATGCCAGTAGCCGATTACCTCAAGCCGGATACCTCAAGCCAGCTCAAGAAATCTTCGGAGATCTTGACGGAATACCTCAAGGCAAAACAGCAAGCCGCGCTGTTCAACGCTTCCCGCGCAAGCATGGACAAAGACGGCAATTTTAACGAGCGGATGTACCGCCAATCTGCAATGGCCGGTGGCGTGAATCCCACGGAGGCGGCGGCAGGCGTACCGCAGATGTATGAGCTACAACAAAGGATGGCGATCGAGAAAGCGCGCGAAGAGTATGTTCGCCGACAGGCTCAACAAATTGGAAGCAACCCTGATGGGAGTCCTATTACTGCGCAACCTGGCACGGTGGATACTGGACGCCTTGCTGTAGATCCCGGACTCCACGCCGCAAACGCGACCTCTCTCGCGCTCGACCAAGAGCAACAGCGGGTAATCGAGACGCAGAAGCGCAACCAAGAGGCCGCACTAGCCGCGATCAACGCGCAAGCGATGGGCGCCAAGCCCGTTTCCGGTGTCGGCACGCCCGAAGCCAATGCGACATCAGTTGAGCAGACGTTGTACAATGTCCGAGGCGACCAGAGCCAAGGCGGACCCGTTGAGCATTATCAGCAGGACTTGACCAAGCTATCCGCAGACACGGCCAAGGATTACGCCTACGGTTTGCGATCGCGTGGTCTGTACGCTGGGAACGACGTTCCCGGCCCACAGATGCAGGCGGGATACAACAAACACGTCGCCCAAGTCTACGCAGACATTGAGGCATCGCGCCCAAAAATCACGCAATTTGGCGGCGACTTCGCGAAGTTCAAAACCGCCGAACGGGAGTGGGAAGCGAAGAAGGCTGGCGTACCTGCAAAGCTTGCGGAAGAGGCCGCAACATGGCGCAACGATCGCCAAGCAAACGCGACCTCTCGTCTTGGCAATGCGGCGACCCGGCAGGGAATGAACATCGCGAAAACCGAGTTCGACCAGACGCAAGCCGCGATCCAAGACGCTTGGCAGAATGGATACAAGGGTGTTTCCAAGGGTAATGTCGGAGAGTATCAGAAACTCCAAACTGACATGAATTGGCTTCGCAACACCTCCGAAGGTGCCGCAGACATCATCAAAGAAGTCAACGAGACAGGCAACCTCGACGCGACCAAGTTCCAAGCATTACTGAAAAACCTAGAACAAGCACCAATGTCGGCAGACAAGATTACCGATATTGGCGGGCGCGAGCAGTTATCAAGCCTATTTGCCGCACGAAAAGACGTTCAACAGGTGATTCGCAATTCAAACACCGTCGGCGAATTGGCGAAGAATCTTGCAAAAAACGAGTTCGCCACGGATCAGCAAGCGCGGGTTGCCCAGCTCATCAAAGACATGGTTGACCACCAGATGAAACACGGCAACACCGCAAGCGCGCTCGAGGCGTTGCGCGTTGGCAAGAAGACGGCTAAAACGGAGATCGAACGGCGCATTGAGTCCGCAATCCCAAAGGTTGGCGCGAATGGCGAAGGTTGGGATAAACTCAAGAATAAAGCGTGGTATGTTGGACCGGACGGGAAGAAACACCAAAAAGGCGTGGAGGGCTACTAATGGCGGACAATCCTTGGGCAAAGAAAGGCCCCGCGAATCCTTGGGCAAAGGATACCGTACCAGCACCAGCGCCAGCACCGAAGCCAGCCCCTAAAGCAAAGGCACCGGAAGCGGGATTCTTCGACAAAATCGGAGAGATGATTACCGCAGGAATGCAGGTGGCCAGCCCATTCGCCCCCTTAATGCGCGCAGTCAACGCAGACGAATCGCGCCCAATGTCCGACGCCGAACGGCAAGTGGTGCGAGGCGACAATCCACGCGACTACGCGAGCAAAATCAGCGAAGCACGGGCGCAAGGGAAGACCCCAGCAACGACAGCGGAGATGATTTTTCCAGCCAGCGAAGCCGCACGCCGCGCCGATATTGATGCAGGGCGCACGCCTCAAGGCGGCTACGCTTCCGAGCACCTAGCCCCATTCTTGGGCGACATTGTATCATTCCCTTCCCGCGCAGGTGGCGCGCTCGGCACGCATGGACTTGCGGCTCTAGCTCGAGGGCTTTACTCTGGCGGAAAGCAACTCTTCACCGGTGAAAAGGACTACAGCGGAGCAGGCAAAAGCGTAGATCGCGTAACCGATTGGATGACCGACCCCACAGGGATTACTGGTTCCCCTTCCGGTATCCTCATGTTTGCCCCAGGACTAAACACCAGCAAGATCGTAGCAAAGGCAGGCGAGCGCGCCGCCGCTCCAGCCGCAGGAATGTTGCCGCAGGTTATCAAATCGGTATCCACGGCCATCGCCAAGAATCCCAAGAAGGCCACCGCTCTTTTGCGTGGCATTGAGGGCGCAACCACAGCGGCCACAGGCGCGGGGCTTGACGAGTTCGGGCGTCCATTGTCACACGCCGCGCTAGGTACATCGGCGATGATTGGCGGACTTGGTTCGCCTTTGGGCGCACACATCTCCGACTGGGGCATGGAGGCTTTGCCGGGGCTTCGACAGACGCTCAACCAGTCGGCAAAGGGCGTTGTAAATAAGGGCGAAAAACTCCAAGCGTTTGCCGATACCTACGACATGCTCAAGCGTAACCTCAAAGACGTTGGAGTTGGCGAATCATTGCTTGGTGCCACGGCCCTAGAGAATCTTTGGCGTAAGCGTTTGCGCGAATCTGGCAACCTATACGACATGGTCGACGAGGCAATGTCGCCCAAGACTCGCGCATGGTTGGCGAATCGTGGAGACCCAAAGTTTGCCGAAGAACACATTGCGGCGGGGCTATCCCCAGAGATGGCGCAAATGTTCCACGGACGCACAGCTCCCCCGGCAGATATTGCAGACGAGGTTATGTCGTGGGCGAACCCAGAGAAGACTGTCACGATGCAGGGCGCAAGCCCACACGGTCCGGTGACCATGCAGGACATCTACACCGAGTCTTTGCGTAAGTTGCTCGGGAAGAAAGAGGCACTGGCCGAAGGGACTTCGACGAACACGCCCAAAGAATTGGCCAAAGAGCTAAAAAAGAAGTTCGAGACCATCTCGACGATCATGCCTTTCGACCTCAACGACCCCGCGAAGTACCCAATCAGTCCGCTATTTCGGCGCGACCTGTCCGCTATGCGCAATGTAGCCAACGTGAAGCGTGGTAAAACTATCCAATTCGGTGCCGGTGACATGCAAAACATCATCGGCGAAGTTGTTGGAGACTTTGCCAGCCGTCACATGTACGGGAATGATTTGAAACTCAAGTCGCTTGGACTCGAGCCAGCCGCACGAATGGCAGGGAAGAAGTACAAGGAAGGCAAGACGGTGCAAAGCCTTGTCAATGCGAACCAGCGGGAAACCACGCGAGAGAAAACCGCACTCGGGAAGCTGGCCGCACAGACCGCATTCACCGAATATCGGTTACCTTTGTTGGTCAACGCACTAGGAAATATGCTCGAAAAACAATCGGCCAGAACAGGCGCAAGCATGGAGAGAAACCGATAATGTCAAACTACGCTTGCATCCCCTTCATAATCACCCGCGAATTCGACGACCAAGGCAACCTACTTGCTTTTGGGCGAATCGAGACGTACCAAGCGGGTACCACGATCCCCCTCGAGACATACGCCGACGCCGGCGGGTTCGCGTCCAACCTCAACCCCGTCGTGCTGGATGCAAGCGGAAGCGCAAGCATCTTCCTCAAGGGGCAGGCCTACAAGTTCGTTTTCCGCGACGCAGACGGCAACCTCATTCGCACCGTGGACAACGTACTTGGCACGGCCTCAGCTTCTGGCGGCTCGATGGTTGTGGTGTCGAACTATGCGGCATTAAGGGCCCTCACGACCGACTTCGACGTTGTGATGGTGCTTGGCCGCAACACCCCCGACGATGGCGGCTATGGGGTGTTCGAGCAGGTGCCGTTTGCGGCGGATGATGACGGCATCACATTAAACCGCGCACTTGTGACGAGCTACCGGCGGCAGTTTGTGGGTGATATTGATCCGCAGTGGTTTGGTGTGGTGTATATGCAAAATGCTGCGCAGAACTCCGCGATATTAAGCGCACTTGCGGCAAGTTCATCGAAGCACCCGGCCAAGTTCACCGGTTACGTTTGCGTCTCTTCGATTGCATGGACGGGATACTCCATTTTCTCGAACGCTTGTCAATTTGTCCCTTCTGCTGGCACCGTTACGATAAATTTTTCAAGTGCAGTAGTAGATATTCAAAACGTCTTTTTCCATTCGCAAGTCATCATTTCTAACCCAACATTCAGCACTGCTAGATCATCATGGTTTTCGTCCCCTACATCATGGATCGGGATGAATGTTGAACGGCTCATACTTGATTCCATCGTATCGTTTTCTGATGCGAGCGTTTCTATTGCGGCAACAGGTATTCAGACCTTGCTTGTCGATACGTTGAGCAGTACTCCAATTATTGACCTTGACCACCCGGCCCCATCGCTTACGATTGGCCGGTTCGCAGAAACCCCGCTATACGGGTTCATCACTGGTAATGCTCCCGTTTCGCTCTCGTTCCCATGCCCAGCAAAGCCCGAATGGTTTGTTATTGGAACGCCATCTGATTGGTCTGAACAACTTAAAAGCGCGATGTTAAGCGGGCGCGTTGAGCTTTCGCAATCCTACAACATTTCTACCGCAACCACCTTCCCCAGCGCAGTGGTGTCTTCGGCCATCCCTAGTGGGATAACCGGCCAGTCCACATTCAGTGGGCCAGCGTTGCGTTTCCTTGCCAATTGCACCATCCCACAGCTTACTGCGAACGGCATCGAGCTATACGCAGACGCGACCGCACGGCTTACAGCTACATCGATTTGCGCGACGGATTGCTATTTCAATTCGGCGTTGGTTCCACTGGCATTTGCGACTACGACCGCATATCTACAGGGGTGTCTTCTTCTTGCTGGCATTTCCGGTACGGTCCACAAGTCCGCTTGCCGCACATTCAACCTTGACTCGTGGCAAACCACGCAAGGCGACATCGACGCGATCCGGGTGATATGGGACCGGAGTTTCACGACGATGATTGCAGGTGGCGCAACCATTGACGACACCACGCCGTCACTTGTAATGGCCGACAATTCCTCGGGAGACATCACGCTCACGATGAGCAACCCAACCCTTTTGGGCGTGGGCGTTCGGCGCGTGGTGGCCTACAGCAAGACGAATACCGTAACTATCAACGGCACGTTCTGGAATGGGACGGCTACAGTCACGAGCGTAACGCTTGGCGGCGCGTCACCAGTGTTCACCGACTTCATCCCCGGCCCTACTGGATGGTATCTACTCCGTAGCGTATACAACGTATAAGAGGACACAATGGCAACGATTCCAGAGATCATATCGCGTTGGGTCGACAACGACGGCGCCCCGCTTCCATTCTCCAAGCTTTACAGCTACGCCGCGCACTCGAGCGTACCAAAACAGCTATTCTCGGACGTGGACTGCACGATCCCGCTTTCCAATCCGCTAATCAGCGACGCAAGCGGCAAGTTCGGCCAGTTCTTCGCGACAAGCGGGCGGTACAAGTTCGCCCTCCACTCGCAGACGGACGACCTTATCGACACCCGCGACGATATTGAGGCAAGTGGCAACGGAAGCGTCGGAACGGTCACCAGCGTACAGGTAACCCTTGGCGCGGCCCTTGGTGCGGCCCAGCACGTCACGACTCCCCCCGTCACATCGGCGGGAAACATCAACATGGAATTCTTGCCGCAGTCTTCGCGCTATGTGCTGATCGGCCCAGCCGGGAGCACAGGTTTACCCACTTTTCGCGCATTGGAGGTGGCAGATATTCCCGACTTGAGCGGGCGATACTTGCCACTGGCTGGCGGGACGATGGATCCAGAAGCAGTTATTCATGGATCTGATTCATTTGGATCAATTGATATTGAAGGATCAACCATAAGAATTAATACCTCTTCTGGATCTATGAGTTTTGTTGACGGTAATACCATTCAGTTTGCAGACTCAGATTCGAATCAATCAAGAATGACTTCAAGCATCATCCAGATGCAAAACTACGATGCCACAAGAGAGTGTGCTATATGGGCTAACCAATTCGCGCTAAAGAAGGTTTCTGGTGGAGCTGGATCAGACTGCATTGAGATGATCCCAGACGCATTGAATATCAGGGATGCTACAGAACAATCCAGCCAGATCCGTCTAACTAGGGTTGCAGGCGGAGCAAGTTTTGTCATGGAGGCTGGCACAAACTGGTCCACTCCATTGCGCTCCATCACCGCCGACGTGACGAGTGGGGCGATGATCGAGATGTACAACAGCGATTATTCCGCTGGCACGATTATCATAATGCGAGGCGGTGCGGCTGGGGCGACCACATACAGAAACGCATCTTTTGGCACTACAGGACTGTTTGCGTCGGCCATCAGCCCAGTCGCTACATCTAGCGTTAGCCTATCTTCGCTTGACGGACACCTTGAGACTGTTCAAAACGATACTAGCGGTGGAATCCTCCGCTCTGGGTACTATCACTCTGACTACAATTCAGTGCGCTACAACGCACAACGATTGCGCAATATCACCAGCGCAAGTGGCGTGGAGGTTGAATCTACCGCAAACTCGGGAAGCGCGACAACGGCTGACTTCCTCTTGTCGAACTACCGCACCTGCTTCGTCGGCCAAGACTTCGACATCCGCAACGGCAAATCCCTTAAGCTCGCGGGAGTGGATCGCATCACCACGGGCGGGGCGGGATCGTTTGCGGGGCTGACGAGTTCGGCGGGGGCGACGTTTACGGGCGGGAAGGTCACACTTGCGGCGGCGGCGGCGGGGTACGCGTCGCTAAATATCCCAACGCGCAGCGCGATGGTAACTACTCCCGTAACTGGTGATATCCAAAGCGATGGATTCACGCTATTCCTTCACGGACTTGGGATTACTTGCATAAAAGGCGCTGGTGATACTATTGGCACTGGATCCGCTTGCGTATTAACTGATGCTACATCTCCCACAAAAGGATGGGCACCACAACTAAGCACTACAAACACGCTAGATTTTTGGAATTATAGCGGGAGTTGGGCAAAAAAAGTTCAGTTTTCAAGCGCTGGCGGTATCGGCTTCTTCGGAATCGCCGCCCCCACCACGCGCCCAACGGTCAACGCCGAATGCGCCGACTTGGCCACAGCAGTGGCCCTAGTCAATCAATTGCGCACGCACCTCATTGCTTGCGGTATGGTGCAGTGATAAACGTATATTTACGCCAAACGACAGGAGCCAATCAATGAGCGAGTCCACCGAAAAGAAAACCATCCCAGCTAATACGCTGTCAATATTGAAGCGCGCACAACAGCGCATGGCGGAGGCGAAAAAGTTGGAATTCGTGGCAAGTGCAAGCTACCAAGAGCTAATCCAGAACATCGCGCAGGAATTCGAAATCCCCGAAGGCGCATCGGTGGATATGGAAACTGGCGAAATCGTGGTGCAGGAATGACCATCGCGCCGGAGACAATGAATTTTGCGGTCAATGGGATCATCGTCATCGCGACATTGTTCGCGGTTATCGTTGCCCCAGCCGCAGGGCTTGTGATTACATCCAAGGTGCGAGTTCGCCTAGAAGCGCCATTGGTTGAGCGTGAGTTATTAAAGTCGCAAACCTTCCAAGATTCCGTTGCGCAAATGGCCGAACACAAGGCGAACAACTCAATGGCAAAGCTTCTTGGTGCTTACGAAATGGTAGCAAATCAGCTCAAAGTGTTGGATAAGCTGTCGACGGAAATCGCGGCACTAAAACAAGACGTCGCCGTGCTATCCGCGCTGGTCAAAGAGCGCAAGGAACACTCATAATGCGGGACGAGTCAATCCGGAACGTGATACGCCACGAGGGGGGGTATGTTAACCACCCAAAAGACCCCGGCGGGGAAACTAAATTTGGGATAACCAAACGGAGCTACCCGCATATGGACATTGCGCGCATCACCGAAGAAGACGCAATCATCATCTACAATCGCGACTATTGGCAACGCATTGGGGGCGACCAGTTGCCCGCAGATGTGGCCAATTTCGTGCTAGACAGTGCGGTAAACATGGGCGTTTCGCGTGCAGTCAAGTTCTTGCAAAGCGCGTGCAACGTCAAGGCGGACGGTGTGCTTGGTCCGGTGACGATCAAAGCCGCACACGACACTGCAAATGTGCTAGAGAAAATGGCGGATATTCGGCGAAGCTTCTACCGTTCGCTGTCCACATTCCCCACCTTTGGCAAAGGATGGCTCAAACGGGTCGACGTTGTGCTTGCGGAGTCGCGAGCGATGAAAGGGGCGAAATGACACCACGAAGCGGAAAACTAAAAGCGGCAGAATCTTTCGCGGATCTTGGGATCCTTGGCTCCCTTGTGATCGTCGGTTCTTGGCTGTCCAAAACCTTCTTTGCTACGGAAATTCCGCAAGAAGTGCAACTAAACGCAGGCGTCTTGCTGATGGTCTTCGGTGGATCGCTTGCGCGCCTTGTGCGCCACAAATGGCGATACGGCAAATGAAACATTACTTCACGATGGGCGTCCTCTTCGCGTTGATTGTCTGCCTCGCGTACTTGGCGGCAGACTCGCGCCCAGAGGCTCCGCCGATCCGCCCAACCATTGAGGACTTCCGCGCGCAGGAGTCGCTACAGGCCGATCGTGAAGCCTTGCGCGACACCGTCCGCGATACCGTATGGCGGGTAATCCGCAAAGCCGCAGGCGTTCGCGTGGATACCGTACTGCGCACGGAAACCGACACGTTCACCGTCGTCGTTCGGCTTGCGGACAGCGCGCTCACTTGCTACAAAACACGGGATTCGCTCTTCCGTGTGGACTCAATTCGTAGGGCGCAAATCGAGAGCATGACATGCCCACAAACCAGCCGATGGGCTGGCGCTGGCATGTTCGCAGGCGGTACCGTCTTGGGCTTCTTGCTTGGATCAACAACCACAGCCATCATCGGGGGCAACTAATGGGCAGAGACCTTTCCAAATTTTCGCGGGGAATCAACGACATTGCCTCGGGTTTCGCGGCCATCACGCCATCGAATACCGCAGTTTTCAACAACGTCGATACCAACCTCCCGACCTTGCGCGCACTAACCGTTGGCGCGGCTGGAAATATCGCGATCGTGTCGATTGACGGATCATCGGGAATCATCCCTGTAGTCGCTGGACAGACCATCTCGATGCAGATCTTGCAGGTGCTCGCGACCGGGACCACAGCAACGGGCCTCGTTGGGTACTGGTAATGCGCTTCGGCTTCGGCTTCGGCCTCAACACATTCTCCGTGCTTGCATCCGGTGGGATCCCACCGGATAGCTCGGGTGTGCTCGGTGACGTGTACCTAGATACCGAATCTCAAATCTGGTACGAGAAGCGCTGGGTCGCCAATCGCGAGGGCGCGGGTGACTCAATCCTGTTTCCGATCAACCTGTTCCCATCGGTTGGTGATTTTGATTTCTCGGTGCGGGTGCGGGTGCCAAGCGGAACTCCAGCGATGATGATAGTGAATTCGTCACCGCTTACGGATCGCCATATAGGGTGGCAAGTCGGTGCCGGAGCCGTCGGCGTTAATTTGTACGATTCTCTTGGCAATTTGCAAAGATTCTACTACCCGTCAATATATCCAGATGTAGGTACCTGGGATGCACTGCGCATTACGCGCACAGGGACAACAATTTCGTTTTACAAAAACGGCACCCTCGCTGGTACCGGAGATGGATCTGGTTGGACTCCATCGACCACACAGGCGGGAACTCTGGCGCTTGCGCCTTTGTTTGGCAATGTTGACCCTATCAAATGTTGCGACCTCCGCCTAACTGGCCCCGGCGGAAGCATCATCGCCCCACTGGACGATGGCACAGGCACGGTAATCAACAACCAAGCGGGGGCGAACGGCACACTGACCGATGGTAGCCCGACCAATTTCTGGTACGCCGCATGGGT